CACGGGGTAGTGCTTTATAGACAGAGTCCTTATCAAGTTGAACTTTTTACCGTACAACCTAACTCAGAAATAGTGCCACATATTCATCCAAACGTAGATAGCTTTGAAGTATTTATATCTGGCGATATAAGTTTTATGTGTAACGGCGAGTGGTTTGCGCAAAATCTGCTGGGTAGCCAGATTCGGGTTAAACCCGAAAGCTGGCATGGTGGAAAGTTTGGGGAACGTGGTGGATGCTTTCTTTCCGTTCAAAAATGGCTAAACGATGTAGAACCTACATTTGTTGGTAATGATTGGCGGGATAAGGACAACAACCTGTTTTATAAAGACAGTTGATTAAGGATTAATCATGGCAATCGATAAAGGACTATATGCAGCCCCGCAGGGCTTGGGACAGGCGTTGATGGAAGAGCCTGACTTGGAGATTGAGATTGAAGACCCAGAGTCGGTAACTATCGGCATGGATGGTCTTGAGATTGAGATCGACCCACAAGAGATGGATGACGATGACTTTGAAGCGAACTTGGCAGAAGACATGCCGGAGTCGTTATTGGCGTCAATCGCAAGCGACTTGATTGAAGATTACGAAGAAGACGTAGCGAGTCGCAAGGATTGGATTCAGACGTATGTTGATGGTCTTGATCTCTTGGGGATGAAACTTGAAGAGCGAACAGAACCGTGGGCAGGCGCATGTGGAGTTACACACCCTCTTCTCTCAGAAGCACTCGTCAAATTCCAATCGGAGACGATCATGGAAACTTTCCCGGCTGCTGGGCCGGTTAAGACGAAAATTATCGGTAAGGAGACTCCTGAAAAGAAAGAGGCGGCTGAGCGTGTCAGAGACGACATGAACTACCGTTTGACAGAAGAGATGCCCGAATACCGGCCTGAACATGAGCGTATGTTGTGGGGCTTGGGGCTGTCAGGTAACGCATTTAAGAAAGTGTACTTCGATCCATCGTTGGGTCGTCAGGTATCTATTTATGTACCCGCTGAAGATGTTGTTGTGCCGTATGGCACGTCAAGTCTGAAGACAGCGGAGCGTGTCACGCACGTGATGCGTAAGACTGAGAATGAGATTAGACGCCTGCAAGTTGACGGCTTCTATAGAGATATTGATCTAGGCGACCCGGTAGATACTATCGAGGAAGTCGAGAAGAAGATCGCAGAGAAGATGGGCTTTCGTGCAACAACCGATAGCCGCTACAAGCTGCTTGAGATGCAGGTTGATCTAGACCTGCCGGGGTACGAGGACACAGATGACGATGGTGAAGAGACAGGCATTAAGTTGCCGTACATCGTCACTATGGATAAATCTAGCCAGAAAGTCTTGGCTATTCGTCGCAACTACAAGCCAACCGACAAGCTAAAACACAAGCGTAGTCACTTTGTGCACTACGGCTACATCCCCGGCTTTGGGTTCTATTGCTTTGGTTTCATCCACTTAATCGGCGCGTATGCGAAGAGCGGTACATCGATCATGCGGCAGCTGGTTGATGCTGGTACGTTGTCTAACCTGCCGGGTGGTTTGAAAGCCCGTGGTATGCGTATTAAGGGCGACGACACACCGATCTCTCCGGGTGAATTTAGAGATGTGGATGTACCGAGCGGTGCGATACGCGACAACATCTTGCCGCTACCGTACAAAGAACCGAGTCAAGTGTTGGCTGGTCTGATGAATCAGATCATTGAAGAAGGTCGCCGGTTCGCTAACGCAGCTGAGTTGCAAGTGTCTGACATGTCGGCGCAAGCCCCAGTGGGTACTACGCTGGCTATTCTTGAGAGAACTCTGAAGATCATGTCTGCTGTGCAGGCTCGCATCCACTATTCGATGCACGAGGAGTTTAGACTTCTCAAAGAGATCATCAGAGACTTCACACCACCTGACTACGACTATGAGCCAGTTGACGGTACACGTAAGGCTAAGCAGAGTGATTACGACCAAGTAGATGTGATTCCGGTCAGTGATCCGAATGCTGCAACGATGAGTCAGAAGGTTGTGCAGTATCAAGCGGTACTACAGCTGGCACAAACAGCACCACAACTGTATGACATGCCACTTTTACACCGTCAGATGTTGGATGTGTTGGGCATTAAGAACTACACGAAGCTAGTACCAACTGAAGACGACACGCGCCCGCGTGACCCGATTACTGAGAACCAGAACATTCTGATGGGTAAACCTGTCAAAGCGTTCATGTATCAGGATCATCAGGCACATATTGCTGTTCATATGGGCGCTATGCAAGACCCGCAGGTTCAGCAGATTATTGGGCAAAACCCACAAGCGCAGATGATGCAAGCGGCGATGATGGCTCACATTAATGAGCACGTTGGCTTTGAATACCGCAAGCAGATGGAAGCGATGATGGGTATGCAGTTGCCGAACTACGAGGAAGACGACGACATCCAGATTCCGAAGGAGATGGAGGTCAAGATTTCTCAAGCGGCGGCACAAGCTACACAACAGCTTGTCTCACAGCATATGCAAGAAGCCCAGCAGCAACAGGCTCAACAGCAGATGCAAGACCCGATTATCCAGATGCAGATGCAAGAGTTGCAGATCAAGCAGGCAGAAGTTCAGCGCAAGATTGCTAAAGATCAGGCAGACGCAGCCGCACGCATGGCGCAACTGGAGATTGAGAAGCAGCGCATTGATGCACAGAAAGAGATCGCCGGGGCAAATATGGCGATTAAGGTTGAGACCGACCGCATTAAATCTGACAGACAACAGGAGTCTGAAGGCTTTAGAGCAACTCTAGACCTGCATAAACATCGACAGCAGCAGAACCGTCCCCAACCCCCACAGAAAGGGAAGCCTAAATGAATGTAATCGAAGCAATACTGAAAGAACTTCGCGAGCGTCGGGCACAACTATCTGACGGGCTAGGCAACAGTTCAGCCAAGAGCTTTGACGAGTACCGGTTTATCTGCGGTGAAATTCGAGGTCTCACCGCAGTTGAGTCATACATATTAGACCTCGCAAAACACATGGAGTATTCAGATGACTGAACTAGCCATCGCTACAGAAAGCGGTGAAGTGTCAACACTGCCACAGACCGCAGACGAGAAAGCAAGGCAACTGCCGGAGCCATCAGGCTACCGGATATTAGTTGCCATTCCTGAAATAGAAGAGAAGTATGACAGTGGCCTGTTAAAGGCAGGTCAAACCGTACATTACGAGGAAGTCCTTAGCACGGTCTTCTTTGTCGTGAAACTCGGACCCGACTGTTATAAAGACGACAAGAGATTCCCAAATGGTCCTTGGTGCAAAGTGGGGGACTTTATCTTGGCGCGTCCAAATAGCGGCACCAGACTGAAGATTCATGGGCGGGAGTTCCGCATTATTAATGATGACTCAGTCGAGGCCGTAGTCGAAGACCCACGCGGTATTTCACGAGCATAAGGAGACAATCATGCCCATGGAACAGAATGAGTATAAGTTCCCCGACGAGGTCGAAAACGAGACCCCGGTTGCGGAGGAAGAGGATTTTGTCGTCGAGATTGAGGACGACACCCCTGAAGAAGACCGTGGTAAGGAGCCACTTCCTGCTGATATTGTTAATGCTTTGGAAAAACCGGAGGACGGCGGGGACTACCCCGACGAGGTAGTTAGCCGGTTCAAACAATATAAGAAGGCTTGGCACGATGAGCGCCGGGAAAAAGAGAGGGCATTCCGGGAGCAGGAGGAAGCCTTACGGATAGCTCAAAGTATCTTAGAGGAGAACAAGCGCTTAAAGGCTACGCTGTCCTCTGGTGAGCAAGAATATCTAGCCACAGTTAAAGCTGCGGCGGAAACCGACGTTGAGGTGGCGAAAAGGAATTACCGGGAAGCCTATGACTCAGGCGACGCTGATAAGTTAGTTGAGGCACAGCAAGCCCTAGTGGATGCGTCGTTAAAGTTGGATCGCACAAGAAACTTTAAGCCCACTTTACAAAACATAGAAACTGAGGTACAACTCCCGCAACCTCAGCAGGAACAGAAGCCTGTTGACCCGAAATATGCAGATTGGCGTCGTCGTAACTCGAACTGGTGGGAAAAGGACGAGGAGATGACGGAAGCCGCAAAAGGGCTGCATATGAAACTGTATCGTGAGTATGGTGCGGAATACTTAGGTACCGACGAATACTACGAGCGTATAGACAAGACTATGCGCAAGCGGTTTCCAGAAGCCTTTTCAGATGACTCTGAGCCACAAAAGCCTCAGAAAAGTAAGCCGAGTACCGTCGTAGCGTCAGCTAAGCGGAGCACGGCTCCGAAGCAGGTGAGACTAACAGCTACACAAGCAGCGTTAGCCAAGAAGTTCAAACTGACACCGGAGCAATACGCCCGCGAAGTTCTTAAATTGCAAGGAGCCTGACCATGAGCGAGAACCGACTTACTAGAGAAATGCAAAACCGTGCGCAACAGGAACGCCCTAAGCAGTGGGCCCCTGCGGAGTTACTACCAGAACCTGATAAACAGGCTGGGTTTGCGTATAGGTGGATACGTGTTGCTACGCTTAACAAAGCTGACCCCAAGAACATCTCCGCTAAGCTGCGAGAAGGTTGGGAACCAGTAAGGATTGAGGAGCAACCTAAATTTAAACTGCTAGTCGACCCTGATAGTCGCTTTAAAGAGAATATTGAGGTCGATGGGTTGTTGTTATGTAAGACGCCTGAAGAGTTTGTTAAGCAGCGTAATGATTATTATGCAGGCCAGACTCAAGCCCAGACGACTGCAATTGACAACAGCTTCATGCGTGAGAACGATGCTCGTATGCCTCTTTTCTCTGAGAAGAAGTCTACGACGACGTTCGGCAAAGGTGGTTAATCTCAATTTTTGGAGTCAAACATGGCATACCCGACTGTAAATGCCCCCTACGGGCTAAAGCCGATCAATCTGATCGGTGGTCAGGTGTTCGCGGGCCAGACTCGTGAACTCCCGATTGCAAGTAACTACGGTACTCCAATCTACAACGGCGATATCGTCCGTTTGGATGGTGGCACTATTGTTAAAGAAACCGGTACGACTACCGTTAACGCCAATGGCGTGACCGGTGTGTTCCTCGGTGTTAGCTACACTAACCCCTCGACTGGTCAGAAGCTATTTGCTAACTCGTATCCGGGTAGCGTAGTTGCTTCGGACATCTTGGCTTATGTGGCTGATGATCCTGATCAACTGTTCAAGGTCGCTGTGACCGGTGGCGCAACTTCGTCCACCATCACCCCGATTGCAGGCACGATCTTGGGCAATAACTTGGCTATCTCGCAGCCAGCTTCGAACACCACCATTTCGGGTAACTCGAACATCGGTGCTTATGATTCGGGCAGCAATACTGCGCAAACTTTGCCGTTCCGTGTTGTTGGTCTTGTAGAAGAGACTACCAATTCCAGCGGTAACTACAGCGAAGTTATTGTTAAGTGGAATGCTCCGCACCCAACTATTACTATCGACTTCACGGGTGAAACCGCGTCGGTAACTATGGCTGGCGGTCATTCGTACCTGAACCCGGTTGGACCTGACAGCGTATAAGGGAGTTAAATCATGGCTATTTCACGCGCACAACTACTGAAAGAGCTGCTCCCCGGCTTGAACGCACTGTTCGGCATGGAGTACGCTCGTTACGGCGAAGAGCACAAGGAAATCTACGAAACCGAGACTTCCGAGCGTTCATTCGAAGAAGAAACCAAGCTGTCTGGCTTC